ATGAAACCTTTTCTAATCATTATGCTAGGCATATTCCTATTCTTAAACTACATGGCCTATCTTCAACAAATCCGTATGTCTGGATAAACCAGTCAAACCTCTTTAATCGCCTTATTAACCATACGAATCAACATTCTCTTGGTTACTTTATTTGCATCAAATGTCTCCGTATATCCCCCATGAGGCATTTGTTCTTTAGTTAGATAGTGTCCGTATCTATCCCTTAGTGTTCTTAGTACTGTAGTTTCTACTTCTTTTGCCCTATACCGTTCAAAAAAATGCCAATACTTAATTAAGATCCAACCTTTTTGTCTGTGGCTTGCAAACCTTTTACCTGAGATATCAGATATGCCTATCTTAATAGCCCTATGCTTTGGACTGTATAGTAGGTATAAGACTGCTTGCTCCATACCCCTATTATAGGCTATACTAATGATATACTATAAGAAAGAAAGGTTTAAACAATGGAAGATAGATTTGGACCAAGCAGTTCAAAACAAGAGCATAAGTTTTTTGAAAAATATTTAGATAATGATCTTGAAGATTTATCAAAAATGTTACATGATAGATATGAAAGAATTAGTAATGGAGAATATTTAAAAAATCCAATTAGAACTGATGGAATATTTTCTGAATCAAACAGTCTTTCAACAATGAATTGGTATTCATATAATGCGTTTCAGTTTACACATCCAGGAACACACAAACTACTTAAAGCCATAAAAGAAATGACAATAGATGCTTGTGAATACTATGGACTTGACTTTGATAAAGAACAGTTTATGGTTCAAGGATGGTTTAATATTACACATGTCGGTAAAGGTAAATTAGATTGGCATGATCATGGTGGCGCAGGTTCGCCATTTTTCCACGGCTACTATTGTGTTAGCGCAGAGCCCACAATCACTAACTATATGCTATTTGGTAAAGAACTTGTAGACAATGTTAATAAAAATAACCGTGCGATCCTTTCAGAAACTGGACACCCACATGCAATGGGTGATTGGGACTGGGAAGGTCCAAGAATAACAATAGCCTATGATGTTATTCCACTTAGATATATGGGTGACTCGCCAGAACAACATTATTTCCCGCTTGTATAGTATATTAACCAATGGTGCCCGTGTAGGGCATTAAGAGGTTTATTACTCTATTTTTCGCCGAACTTGACAAACTATCCGCCGAACTGTATAATGGATATATGAGCATAGACGATATGACACTACGAGAAGAAATAGCCAGGGCTATAGAGGCCATACCTATTGAGGACTCAGTTACCAATGCACTTGGTATGCGTATGCTTGCTGCAGATGTAGCAAGAGGGTTGGATAATTATATGACTCAGTGGTTTGAAAGACAAGAAAACTTTGAATAAAAACGAATGCTTAAAATGTAAAATGTCACATAAAGATCCCTTGTTTTGGGAGACTCATCAAACCATGAGTGATGGTAGGGTTTGGTGTGCTAACAATGACAGAAGATGAAATTCTTTTAAAGATTAAAAATATAAGAACACCAAAAGGTGGTTTTACCAAAGCAGGATTAGCGTCAATAGGAGTACCTTGGCCTCCTCCTAAAGGATGGAAACAAAGGCTATTGGATAAAGCAACAGATAGCAAATGTAGCCATACTTGGTATATGCGTGAACTAGGTATACAATGCACTAAGTGCCTACTTTTATGGGAGAGTGATGAAAGAGCCTAAGATAACTCAAATGGATTGGCGTAGTCTAGGCTATTGGCCTGTATGGAAAGATGGAAAGAAAGTCTGGGTACCTAAAGATGATAAATCATTCAACAAAGATACAAAAAACTAGAATACTACCATTACGATGGATAGGTAATTTTCTTGGAGGTTTTGCTGGTAATCATCTTGTTAAGGCTATTGACTTAGATGAGGAATTAGATAGTAACTTGGGGTTTCGTTATAAATACCACGCAAAAATGTGGGTAATTCTCAATAAGCCATACGAATGGTGGGGAACATACTATATAATAGATTTAAAAGAGGAGAATAAGTGAGAAACTTAAATAAATTTGAAGAACTAGAGCAGCCAATTGCTCTTACGGTTAAAACTAAATGTGCAGAAAAATATCTTCTTATAGATAGAGAAACTGGAGATATGTTTATTGGTAATTCAATGGGGTTTTGGGATAGACTTGATCCAGTCACTAGAGATTCCTGATCCATTTCAAGCCTTTATAGCAAAGAAATATGCCAATGCTAAAGGTTATGTACATGACTTCTTTACTGGAGAATGGTCTTATAGGTGTTTAACTTGTAAGGAAGATCTTTCTGCTCCGTCCCGCAAAATTATGACAAAGATTAGACTATTTCATAGCAGGAATGAGTGCACAGGTGGATATTAACTTATTCTTGCAATAAACATTGAAACCTGATAGAATAGATAGGTTAGGAGAAACATGTTTTGTAATTATTGCGGAAATAGGTTAGAGTACGGCGATTGTAATTATTGTAATGATAATAATAATGCCCTTAGAGAATTTGAGGAAGAAGATGATTAATATTTTATTCTTGATACCTGCATTTATTGCTGGGTATTCAATTTGTTATTTTGTTATGACATACAAAGTTAAGCAGGACTAGCGTGGAGTGGTATTCCTGGGTTCTTGCAGTAATAGGTGTTTCTGGAATATACTTTGTTGGTCGTAAAAAGAAGTGGGCCTGGCTATGGCTTATATTCAACGAGTGTCTATGGATCATTTTTGCACTTGCCACTGAGCAGTACGGCTTTATATTTGCTGCTCTTGCATACACTGCCGTTTACATTAAGTCATTTTTACGTTGGTCTAAAGAAACAGTAAACTGATACAATAAACATATGGAAAACTTTCAATCACAATCTAAGAAGTCAGGAGACGCTTTTGAAGAACTTGTATACGCAGATTTGGTTAATAGGGGTTTTGGTCCTATTGATAGAAATTATTGCTTTGAGGATGCTGGTTGTGAAGTAGATTTTCGTGCCCATTCTAATATTCAAACTGAATATGTTGAAGCAAAGGGTGGCCTTTCTGGTGAAGGTAAGAGACCAGGGGCACAAAGAACTGACAATGTTAAAAAAGCAATTGCTAATGGTGCATTAATAAAAACCTCTAATGCTTTATACTATGTTGTTTATTTTTCTGCTAAACCAGAACCAGGAAGTTATTCAGATAACATGATTAAAACTGCATTAAGACATAAGATTGTTGATGAAGTTAGATATTTAGAACCAGTTAACCAGTTTAAACAGTACTGGCTTGATTTTGATAAAGAATTTTAAATAAAGGGGTTATAGATACATGATTATTGTTGGTGTAAATAAATCTACACATAATGCATCAGTTGTTTTGATGAAAGATAATGAAATAATTTTTCATATAGAATCAGAAAGACTTTCTCATAACAAGTATGATGGATTACCCTTTGAAGCAATGAGCAAGATTAGAGATTATGTTGATCATGTAGACATAGTTGCTCTTGCTGGATTCACAGGTTCACGTCCTTATGATAGCACTAGAGAAGATAATGTTTACAAATCTTATATTTTAGGTATTCATAAGACATTTTTTGATAATAGAAAAAATATGAAAGTGTATGATTTTGGAAACCAACACCATGCAACGCATGCTGCAATATCATTTTATAATTCTGGTTTTGATGAAGCCCTTTGTGTTGTTAAAGATGGAGCAGGTTCTGAGATTCAATCTAAGTCAAGAGAAGATCGTCATCTGATCGGTAGAGAAAGTTCATCTTTTTTTACAGCAGAATATCCTGAAAACATTTCATTAGTAAAACAACATATTACTACTCCTTATAGATTGAGTGATAGTCAGCCTGATAATTGGAAAAATGATGCTGTATATGAAAATAATTCTTTTTCAGAAGGAACTGCATACGAGATGTTTGCAGAAAACATAGGACTTACATGGAGAGATGCTGGCAAAGTTATGGGAATGTCAGCATATGGTAAACATGAAGATATAATTCCACAAATATATAAGGATAATCATATCAATAGAGATATTTTTTCTTTTAATGAAGTTTTAAACATGGATCGTTGGGAATTTAATTACAAAAAAATTGATAAAAATAATTTTCAATCTTTAGCAAATTTTGCTTATGCATTACAAACACAGGTCCAAGATCATGTTGCAGAAGAAATTTTAGATATGCTAAAACAAACAAATCAAAAAAAATTATGCTTATCTGGAGGGTTTTTCTTAAATTGTGTTTCAAACTATAACCTATTAAAAAAACTGCCAAAAGATGTTAAAATTTATGTTGAACCAATCTCAAGTGATGCTGGAACAGCAATAGGAGCAGCAAAACTTGCATATTATATTCAAACAGGAAGCAAGGAAATAAAAAAACAAAACCACATATATTATGGTCCAAAATATAATTATACAAAAGATGATTTAATTAATGAAAAAATTATTGAAAATATAAATCCAGCAGATGTGGCAAAAATTATTAGTGAAAAAAATATTGTTGCTATATATCAAGGATCTTCTGAGGCTGGTCCAAGGGCACTAGGAAATAGAAGTATACTTTATGATCCACGTGATCCAAATGGTAAGGACCATGTTAATACTGTAAAGAATAGAGAATGGTATAGACCATTTGCTGGATCTGTATTAAAAGAAAACGCTAAGGAATGGTTTGATTTAGTTAGTCTAGATGAATCAAAATTTATGATGTTTGCAGTTGATGTGCTTGAAGATAAAAAAGATTTAATTCCAGCAATTACCCACGTTGATGGAACCTGCAGAGTTCAAACAGTTGCAATTGAAGATAATCCTAACTTTTATGATTTAATTAATGAGTTTTATAAAATAACTAATGTTCCAATACTCTTTAATACATCTTTTAATTTAGCAGGAGATACTATTGTTGAAACACTAAAAGATGCATTGTGGACATTACATAACTCCGAAATAATGTTTTTATATTTACCAGAGTTAAAGGTGCTTGTTACAAAATAAATTTGACTATTTTATGACTATAGACTATACTTATAGTTATGCACCAGTAGCCAAGTTGGTTAAGGCACCGAACTCATAATTCGGCTATCGTAGGTTCAAGTCCTACCTGGTGTACTAAACATCTGTAACTCAGTTGGTTAGAGTACCTGCCTTATATGCAGAGAGCCGAAGGTTCAAGTCCTTCCAGATGTACGATATCCCTGTAACTCAGCGGAAGAGTGACACCCTTCTAAGGTGTAGGTCGTAGGTTCAAATCCTACCAGGGATGCTATAATAGATAAAACAAAGGGGTAGTCTTGGCTAATATAGTTTTTCTTGGCAATTTTGAAGTGTCTTATAGTAGTGAGAATCATCACTCTAGTAGTCTAGAGTCTTTAGGCCATACCGTCACAAAATTGCAGGAGCGTAAGGCCAAGACCCAAACTATCCTAGAAAAAGCATTAGAGTCTGATCTGTTTATCTGGGTGCACACACATGGCTGGGAAACTGGTGGAAACATCTCAATGGATGACGTTCTTAATAAACTTAACTCTGCTGGTGTTCCTACTATGACATATCATTTAGATTTATGGTTTGGTCTTGATAGACAAAACGATCTTAAGCATGATAGTTTCTATAGAACTATTGGTCATTTCTTTACTGTAGATAAACTTATGGCTGACTGGTTTGATCACAATACCGCCGTAAAAGGCCACTTCATGCCTGCTGGGGTATACGATAAAGAATGCTACATCCACCCAGACTATGACACACAGAACTTTGAGTACGATGTTATTTTTGTGGGCAGCAAAAGATATCACCACGAACACAAGTATCGCCCAGAACTAATTGACTTCTTAAGAAAGACATACGGCAAACGATTCCTTCACGTTGGTGGAGATGGCGACACAGGAACTATCCGTGGTGATGCACTAAACCGTATCTATGCTAAGAGTAAGATTGCAGTAGGAGATAGTCTTAACATAGGATTTGAATATCCTTACTACACTAGTGATAGGTTGTTTGAGTCTACTGGTCGTGGTGGTTTTACCATCTACCCAGAAATTAAGGGACTAGATGAATACTTTATGCCTGATGAAGTTGTATTTTATAAGCATGGAAACTTTAATGACTTAAGAGATAAGATAGATCAGTATCTTGAAAACTCTTTGGTACGAGAAAGAATCAGGGTCAACGGTCACAACCGTACAAAGAAAGAACATACCTATGTCCATAGATGGACTGCAATCTTAGAAGAGTTGGGTATTAAATGAATATATTAATAACAGGTGTTGCTGGACTACTTGGAAGCAATCTGGCAAAAAGTTTATCTCATCACAATATAACTGGTGTTGATAGTCTAATCGGTGGATATACAGATAATATTCCTTCAGAAATTAATTGGCTTAATAAAGACTGTAATGATTTAACTAAAGAAGATTTTAAAGACATTGAAGTTGTTATCCATGCAGCATGTACTGCTCACGAAGGACTTTCTGTTTTTTCTCCTAAGTTTATTACTGACAATACATACGGTAACTCTATGAATGTTTTAAGTTGTGCAATTCAGGCTGGTGTTAAAAAGTTTATATTTACTTCTAGCATGGCTAGATACGGTAACCAAGACACGCTTCCTTTTACAGAAAATATGATACCAAAACCAGAAGACCCTTATGGTATTGCAAAACATGCCTTTGAGTTAACATTAAAAAATCTTTCAAAAACTCACGGTATTGAATTTGTTATTTTTGTGCCACACAACGTTGTTGGTATTGGACAAAACTATACGGATCCTTTTAGAAACGTTGCTGGGATTATGATTAACCGCATGTTACAAAACAGACAACCAATAATATATGGTGATGGAAACCAAAAAAGGTGTTTCTCTGACATAAGAGATATTATAGATCCATTTCATAAAGTTATTTTTTCTGATGTCGCTAACGGAGAAGTAATTAATATCGGTCCTGATGACAACTTTATAACTATTAATCATTTAGCAGAAGAAATTGCATCAATTCTTGATTTTGATTTAAACCCAATATACTTAGATTCTCGTCCATCTGAAGTTAGGTTAGCGCATTGCTCTGCAGATAAAGCAAGAAAACTACTTAACTATGAAACACATTATGAATTAAAAGAAATCCTATCGAATATGATAGATTGGGTTAAAATAAGAGGAACAGGACCATTTAATTATAATTTACCAGTTGAAATCCAAAGTCATTTAACACCAAAAACTTGGGTCAATCAAGATTTATTTAATAAATAGGAGACATGAAAATGACAGAAATGAGAACAGTAATAGTTAATGGTGAGTTTGAGATTACTTTACCAGAGCATCGTGCTGCACGTCCTGATTGGTATCAACCACACGGTTGGGAAAAACCAAGACTAAAACACATGTCTGAAAATATTTCTTCTGGAGATGTTATGTATTATGTTGGTGCAGAAGAGGGTGAGTTTGCTGCACTATGTCAAATGTGGGGTGCGGAAGTAGTTGTATTTGAGCCAAACCCCAAAGTCTGGTCACACTTTCCACTACTCTGGAGTGCAAACAATTTAGATCTTCCAATGGTTTGTATTCCTGGATTTGCATCTGATAAGATAAACAGTCTTTCAAGAATATATTATAATGAATGGCCACCAGAAGTTAACGATGTAATTGAAGCAGCCCACGGATTTAAAGAACTATACCTTGAAGGAGAAACCTATGGTCAGATTACTATAGATTCTTGTGTATATGATCATGGTATTAAAGCCCCTACCGCCATTTCCTTGGACGTAGAGGGTAGTGAGTGGAGGGTCCTAGGAGGGGCTGAGAGGGTGCTTAGAGAGCACAAACCAAAGATTTGGCTATCTGGACACCCTGAGTTTATGTTACAGCAATGGAATGAATCTTTATATAATCTTAGACAATGGATTAAAGGATTAGGTTATACTGAAATAATTTTAGATTACCAACATGAGGTTCATTTATATTATGAATCAATATAACGCATACTTATATTCTCATGATGGACAAGACTATGCAAATGACAAATGGGATTATGGATTATTAAAAGAAATATTTGATAAGCATGGAGTAGATCAAACAAGGGTTACAGAGATTCCAAAAGCAGATAAAGCCTTTGTTGTAATCCCTGGACCACAGACTGCTGGCAATGAGGAACTCTTGTCTAATGAATTAAATAAACTTTCTAGAGTTGTTTTATTTATTAATGGAGATGAGAATGCTAGGTTTGATGTAAGTAAAATTAGACATTCTAATATTGAGATATGGATTCAATACCCTCATGAAAAACATGATCAATATAACAAGATGCCAATTGGAGTTCCACAACACCTAAAAGACAACGCTCCAGAGTATAAAGAAAAAGAGTATGATTTATATTTTGGGGGACAGATAACACACTCAAGAAGAAAAGAGTTAGCCTCAGTTATGCCAAGGCTAAAGAATTCACTCTATGGACCAACAAAAGGATTTTCACTTGGAGATAAGCCAAAAGATTACTATGCTAAACTTTCAAGTGCAAAGATTGCTCCATGTCCATCTGGGGCCGCAGTAATAGATACATTTAGATTCTTTGAATCAATAGAGTTGTTGACCCTTCCAATTGCAGATAAACTAGATCCAAGCATGACAGAAACAAAGTTTTATAAAAAAATGTTTGGTACTGAGTTTCCTGTTGAATCTGTAGATAATTGGAACAATATTGAAAAACTTTTGCCAGAGTTGTTGGAAAGTTATCCAAATAATATGCACAGAGTTGTTGGTTGGTGGATTAAATATAAAAGAGATCTGGGTATTAAGATAATGGAGCAAATAAATGCATAAAAGAGATATAACTATTGTTCTGGTAACCTCTGTTTTGCCATCTCACCCCAATACAGACATCATTGATGAAACAATTAAATCTATTAGATTTCACTTTCCAGATAATGAGATAATCATGCAGATTGATGGGTTAAGAAGAGAACAAAATCACCGTAAGGCAGACTATGATGAATATAAAAATCGCATCTTATGGAAATGTTTGCATGAATATAAAAATGTTCTGCCAATGGTTTTTGAAAGTCATATCCACCAAACAGGAATGATGCGCCTAACAATGCCAGAAATAAAAACATCATTGCTTCTTTATATTGAAGGAGATGCCCCTCTTACAACTGATCCTATTGATTGGGAAAAATGTTTAGACATGATTGAGTATGGCAAAGCAAACACTATTCGTTTTCACTTTGAAGCCTTTATTCCAGAACCTCACAAACACTTAATGTTTGATTTAGAAGATGGATTTTTAAAGACTGCTCAATGGAGCCAACGTCCACACCTAACCAAAAAGAGTTATTACGCAGATGTTGTCTTGCCATCATGCGACAAATTCTTTTTTATAGAAGATACTTTTCATGGCAAAGTTCAAGATGATATGCTGCCATATGATATTTTTAGCGAAGATGGCTGGAATATGCATAAGTTATGGATCTATCATCCTGATATAAACATTAAAAGATCTTACCATTTAGATGGCCGTGATGGTCATAAAAAATTTACTACAGATGATAAATTTTGGGGATATAAAGAATGAGACTAGGTATCATAGCAAGATCTGATAACACTGGCTTGGGTAATCAAACCAGAGAACTAGTAGACATGCTGAAGCCTGACAAAATTCTACTTATTAACTCAAGTTTTTTTAATCAAAATAAACAGCACCCAGAGTGGTATGCGGGTTATAACTGCATTACAACAGACAGAGGGTTTCCTAGACAGGGTGAGATAAAAGAATTTTTACGAAACCTTGATGTTGTTATTAGTTGTGAAACTTTTTACTCGCAACAGTTTATTGATATGGCTAGAATGGCTGGTATAAAAACCATCCTTCAATATAACTATGAGTTTTTAGGTAACTTACAACATGAAGACTGGTCATTACCAGATGTATTATTGGCTCCAAGTACTTGGCATATAGATGATATTATAAGGTTATATGGTACTAGATGTGAAGTTATTCATCTACCGCCACCAACCGATGCAGAGTTATTTAAAGATGTAAGAAATATAAATGCACAAGACCATAAAAGAATTTTGCATGTTGCTGGTAAGGCAGCCGTTAAAGATCGCAACGGTACCGAAACTGTTATCAAGATGCTTGAATATTCAAAGGAAGATTACAAATTAGTTATTAAAACACAAACACCTTTAGAAATTAAATCAACAGATGAAAGAATTATTATAGAAACCGATAACGTTGTAAACAAGCAGGATCTATACTCTGGCTATGATGCAATGGTATTGCCTAGAAGATATGCTGGTTTATGTTTACCAATGAATGAAGCATTGATGAGTGGCTTACCAGTGTTTATGCCAAGGGTTTCTCCAAACACAACGGTATTGCCAGATGAGTGGACACTAAAGGCTGAAAGAATTGATAGATTTAAAGCAAAAGCAACTGTAGATGTTTGGTCAGTTAGTCCTAGATCACTTGCTGAACTTATTGATAACTATATTGTTAGTGATAAAGAAGCAATGAAAACAAGGGCATTTAATTTAGGGTTTGAACATTTTTCAAGAGAGTCATTAAAAGAAAAATATATAAATATTATTAACTCATAAAACAAAAAAGCCAGCCTATTTCTAGACTGGCAATTCTGTAAGTAAATGTTACTTCTTTGGTGCTGCCTTCTTAGCAACAGCCTTCTTTGCAGCCTTCTTTGCAGGTGCCTTAGCAGCCTTCAGAGCCATCTCTACGGCCTTAGCATCTGGCAAGATACCAAAAGCCTTGTCGTTAGGGTTGATTGCTCTAATTGCAACGGGTGCAATTGCTGCAACAAGGGCAGTCCATAGATCTTTTGGATCTGTTACGCCTGCCATGTATAGTGCAAGGCCTGATGCAAGGACTGAACGTCCGTATGATGCAAGTAGTGCCTTTAGTTGTTCTGTGTTCATTTTTCCTCCTAGGATAGAACGTTTATTAGTATAGCACGAAAATCGTACTAATTATTTTAGTCTTTTGCCAGAGTTCCATTCATCTTCTGTAAGATCACCTTGAATAACATTTAAATATTTTGGCCCTTTAGTATAGTACCAATGATCAGGCTCTACAAAATGAAAAAATATCATTGCAACATGCTGTGACTCAGGATTTGGAAACTCTGGCCTCCAGTGCTCTTGGTCATTTCCATAATATAAAACTGCTTCATTTTCTTGTAAAGTATATTCACTATCTTTACCTTTATGTTCAATGCCAATTGCCCATGGCTCAGTTTGATATAAACAAAGATCTACAGTATATGTACAGGCATTATCATCTACATGCCTATAAAGGTTTGCCCCAGGACCTTGATAACGAGCAAATACAGAATAAGATGGCAATAAAGTTTCACTATTAAAAATTTTTCTTGCTAAAGGTATAAGTTTTTCTCCATACTCATCTATAACGGGAGAGTTTACAATATGTCTTCCAAACGATCCGTCCCACTCTGTAGGCATTGGCCAGTTTTGCATAATAACTTTTAATTCTTTATGCTCTTCATCACTAAAAACATTTTTAATAATTACAGGCTCTTTTACTTCAATCTTTGACACCTGTCCTCCTAATTTATAATCTTAAATAGTATAGCATATCCAGCCCATAGCCCTACAATTCCTGCTACCCCTGCAAAAACTGGTGGTGCAGGAACTGGCAATTTAAATGCAGCAAATACCACGCCACAGCCAAACCCTGTTAATGTTGATAATAATATATCTCTCATTATTTTATTTCATCCTCTGGAAGTAGTATTTTTAATTCTTTATATGCTTTTGAAATATTTTTCATAGATGGATAGTCTGGTCTTGACATAGATAAAGTCTCTCCGTATTCATCAAAGTGAGATATATCTGCATCAACATCGTTAACAAACTTAGTTAAACCTTTTTGCACATTCTCAATATATTCAAATGCCCATAATCTAGAATCAGAGAGAAACTTAATAAAGTTTTCTTTATGTATTGAATCATCTGATTCTTCTTTTATTTTTGTAGACTTTGTTAGATCAACATATTCTTGAAGTAATGTTTTTTCAATAAAAAGTTTTGAAACATCTCTTTTAAGTTTAATAGATTGTCTTAAAACTAAAACGTATGAAATTGCAAAACAAAATGACAGGGTTGCAAAAACAACAATAATAATATCTTTCATATCACCACTCCACATATTTTAATTATATCCTAATGCCTTGGGTTTGTCAAACTATAAAAATCTTTAAAGTTAGTATTAGTAAAGATCTCATACTCTGCAAGAGTTCTAATGTTTCCAGCACCAAAGATTCCTTCTTCTTCACCACAAAGAATTCTTTTTTGTTTTTTGTATGATATTTCTTCTAACTCTTTCCAAGATAAACCTCTTAGGTTTCTATCTCCCCAAATTTTATAGTATCCGCCACGAGAATAAAAATGATAAACAATATTTTTTGCAGGGGAATAAATGTCCCAGCCTCTAGTCCAAGCCCTCATAGCAAAACAAATCTCTTCACCAAAAAAACTTAGGTCTGGATCATATGGAAGTTCATTAACCATTGCTCCATAAGAAAACATAAAACCACCAAGGACGGTCTCTGATATTTCTGGATCTTCTTTTGCTCTATTTATAAACTCAAGTCTTTCTGCAGTCCACTGATTCTTTCTATTTAAGGCTATCTTCTGTCTAGTTGGGTATGACTTTATCTTTGGATGTTTTTTTATTAAATGCATACCGCCATTACTTTCTGGCTCAAAGGGTGCTGGGAAATATGAAAGAAGAACTGATGAATGACCAGAAATATTCTTGGCTCTTTCTAGTTGATCAATAGATATCGTGTCCCAGTCTTTTGCAAACCTTGTATGGGAATCAATTTGAAGGAAATAGTCTTCATTGTTATATAGTTCCATGGCCTTTGCTCTTGCATACCCCGCACCTCTGGCTTCTTTAGAGTGCATATTTACAAGAGATAGGTTTGTAACAAAGTCAAAGTTTGGCATTTCTAATGGCAGGCCCTGATAAACAACACCAAAGTGTAGGTTTTCTGGATTACTTGCATTGTCAATAGCACTCTTAATAGTATAAGGAAGTTCTGGATCACGAAAAGATGCTATAGATATAAAGATTGTCATTTAATAGCCTCTCTTGTAACCAACACAATTGCGCCTTCCATCTCTAATGCTTTTTTTGCATTTAGTACATACTGTAATGCCTGTATCTTATCATCATGAACCATTCTTGCAAATACATATTCGTCTAGTTTAATTGTTAAAAAATGTTCATTATCAATTAATTCTATTTTAAAACCTTTCGGAGGAATTATAGAGTGAAAGGCTCTACGCATTTGATCTGTATACACTATTTCTCCATTGTCAATGCTTGCCAGGTATTAGCCCAGTCTTGTTTAGTTTTATGTTTATTAAACTCTCTAGATATATTTCCAAGTTCAAGGAATACTCCACCCCAAACACCATACTCTTTACCAGAAACACCGTTAGCAAAACAAATATTTGATACTGGGCATCTTTGGCAGATTGAGTCTACTATTGGACGTACTTCTACCTCATCTTCATACTTATCAAAGAATATATTGGTATCAAGCCCAAGACAGGCTGCTTCATCTTTCCATAAATGTTGTTTCATTTACTGACCGTATTTGTTTGGAATATCCCAACCATTACGATTAAGGTTAAAAGTTTTTTGTAGGTACCATGCATGCTTTACACGTACACCACTTGGAGATGTTCTGGCAAGATCTGATCTTTTACGTTCTACAACGTCCCAGCCAATCCATGCAAGTTCTTTATTTTTTTGAACAATTTTTTCCATTTGTGCCAACGAATTGATTATCATTATATTCTTTCTTTTAGTAACGGAAGATTCCTACTTCTACATTTTTTGATTCTGCAAAAGTTGTTAATTTTGATACTGGCTCTTTTGGTTTGCTAAGAAATGCAAAATAGTTTATGTGCTCCATGTTGTCATGTACCCAACTTTCTGGAACTTTATAAAACTTTATCTTACGACCTCTTGCTTTCATTCCTCTTTCTGAAAGGTTTGAAAACTCTGAAACAAAAGAATTGACCTTTGTTGGGCCAACAGAATAAATTATGAAATCTTTTTCTTCTTCCTTCATTCCAGATAAAGCAACACTTATAGCACGAAGGAATAGATTATAGTCATTAAACTCATTAGTTCCCTGCACTGCCACTATCATTTATTTTCCCATTCTTTAAGTTATCCAGGATGAATAACATCTTATCTACTTCTTTTTTTGACATTTTGGTTGTGTCTAAAGGCTTGCCAGTTTCTGGCCTAACCTTTCCATCTACTGTGTCTCCAACATAAAACATGTTATTTGACACCCAATATGCTTTTTGATCTATTATGACAACCTTAGTTGTTTGTTTGTCTCGCCATATTTTGGATTGAGAATTAACAACCTTATCATCAAAAATGTCTTTAAAGAAAAAATCTTTTAATATATTATGCATATCGCTTTGACGATATAATACTTTATTAAAAGTTTTATTTCTTTTTTTGTTCATTAATATAAGTATAGCGCAAAAGGCTATAGATGTCAACATGATACATAACAAATATAACATTTTATTGTTTACCAATTATTTTTTTTCAGTTTTTGTATTTATTTTTTTTTCTGTTTTTTCATATTTTTTTATAATATTCTGTATTTCTTTATCTTTTGCTTGTTTTTCCAATTCTGCTAAGTAAAGTGAATGACTTTGTAAGTCTTTAATTTGTTTTTCATGATCTGCAATATTGCTATCTATCTTGTCATTTAATGACTTTACTTTATTATTTGTTTCTAATTGTAAAACTAAATAACTTAACTCTTGTTGAGATACTTTTGTTTTGTAAAATTCAATAATTTGGAATAAATCTTGTTTTGATAAATTTTCCATACTTACTACCCCTTTAGACTAAATGGACTTCCTATCCATAATTTTTCTGTTTTACTTTTTTCTCTGTTTACTATTGCACGACTCCAAGCAAACCCTGCATCTCCACCCCATGCTAACCACATGATCTTTCCATTAGATGGATTTTCTGCATTGTCCCAATCTTTACCTTTTTTATCTACTTCATGACGTGAAAAAAAAGAGTACATTCTTTTAACAGTATCAAGAGACATAGACGCACCATTTACAATATCAGTTGCTCTACCCCAACCTACTGGAGTACCAGCACCTGTTGCTTTGCCATCTTCTTTATACTTTAAGGCACGTCTTGCAGCAGCCTTCATACCATCATTAGGTGAGTATGTATCTGCCATTACTTATCCTTCTTTGGATGCTTCACTTCATATGGACCAAGAATAGATTTAACTGTACCGTTTTTATTCATGCGTACAATCTTTCCGTCCTTAATTTGTGTTGCATTAAATGATTGTGCTTTTTTCTTTGGCATTATTTTAAAAATCCGTTCCAAAAGTTATCTGATCCTAATTCTTTTTCAGACTTATAGGTTCCACCACGTCGTTTATATTCTTGTACTACCCAAGAGTTTGCAACTGCAGAGGGATACACATCAAACTTATCCTTTGCTGCCTGCACAACTCTTGCATAAAGTTGTGGATTAGAAGGTGTTGATCCGCCTCTTCGTGGTTTAATAATATCTTCATAGTTTGGCTTCTTTCCCTTGCCAATTGATGAATCATACATTGCCATTGCAACTTCTGAATTCATATCATGATTGTTTACGTCTGCAACTTGTGCATCTTTATACATCATTCCAATACTATAGGCTGTGGGTTCCCATTTGCCATCTTCTTCTTTATAAATTCTAACAGACATTGCTGGGTTTTCTGGTGGCATTGATTCAAGTGCATACTCTGACCCAGGCGTACCCAATGTTCCACCCTCAACCATAATGTGCTCTACAACACCATGCATAACACCCTCAGATGTCCTGCCCATAACAAAGTCGCCTTCTTTTATCATATACTGATTATATCAGACTTTAGTTCTTTAGTAGTCTTTTGACTTCTTCTAATGCCCAGATTTCTGGCTTTGTAAGTTTAGAAACCTCAACCTTGTCAAGACCTTTTTCGGATATTGTAACTATTGGATCTGGCAATAAAAGGTCAATGTTGACATACCCCTTTTCCCACAGATTTAACAAATCTCTATTTACCGTCTTAAGATGATCCTCATACAGATCTGGCATAACTTCTTTCATTCTAGAGGTTATAGCATAAAGAAATTCTCCATTTTCAGAGTCTACCCCAGCAACCTCTAGGGCACCTTCAAGTATAAGGTTTTTTATTAGTTCATCTTCAGTGTTCAAGGTAACGAAGAAACCCTTCTAATCTTTTTCTATTTGCGTCTCCTTGTTCACGACGGAATTCTTCTCCATTTTTAATAAAAACAAATGTAGGCACCATTTCAACTGCAAAATCTTTTACCATTTGAGGTGCTTCAAATACATCAACAATAAAAAATTTAACTGTTTCACTTTCTTGGTTTAAAGCCTCAATATGTGGCCAAGTTTCTAAACATGGTTCACACTTATCATCCTTAAAAAATATTATAAAATTTTCCATTTTTCTCCTTTTTATTTTTGATAGTCAATTAACTCTTTTAACTGTTGCTTTGTCTGTGCGCCAGTTACACGATGAATTTCTTTGTTGTCTTTCATTACTACAAAAGTAGGAACAGATTTAATCTCAAAATCCTGAGCCATCTCAATTTCTGAATCAACATCAATAATAAAAATTTTAGCCATGGTCTGTTCACGGTTTAAATCTTCAACAATTGGCTTTGTTTGTTTACAGGGATTACACCATTCAGCAGTAAAATAAAAAATCATTTTCATTACTTGCCTGATTTTAATCTAGACTTTTTAAGTGCTTGAAAGTCCTTAACCTTGGTATCTCCAAGGTAGCCCCAAGCATACCCATCATTAATCATTTTATCATTGAGAGATACTGTGTCTCCATTAACATATACCCAGCCTAAAATGCGACCATACTTTTCAGATGAATCCATCTTTTCAGTCTTGATAATAACAGACTTAGCATCCTTCAGAGACTTTTTTAGATACTCCTTGGCTTCAAGACCGAGAGCCTTTTCAGCAAGGTCCTTTGTGCGAGACTCAGGGGTGTCAATACCAGCCAATCTAACACGGGATGCAAATAAAATATCAAAACCTAAATCAATAAGAACATCAATGGTGTCTCCATCTACTACGTTCTCTACTTTTCTAACATAATACTCATACATAATCTTTATCCTTTAATTTATTTTGAACTAACTTATCTCGTTCGTCAATCAAAGTTAATGCAAAAGACATCATTTTTTTATATCCACTTGCATCATTCATAATTTTATTATAGTGATGCCCACAAAACATTAAATCTCCAGATATTCCAGTTACTTTAACAAGTGCTTCTGAAGGACAGGAATCACAACGATCTGTTGCCTTTAATAGCCATTCTTTTTCTGCAACTGCTTCTGTAATTGTCATGTTCATAGTATACCGCTACTTTCTGTTATCAGTGGAATAAAACCCACTACCGTTGAATACTGCTCCTACATTAGAGTATACACGAACTAAATAAGTATTGCAAGTGTCACACTTATACCCAGGATCATCTTCTTTAATAGAACGCTCCTTGGTATATCTTCGTGCACATGGCATGCAATCATATTCGTATAAAGCCATTTGTATTATTTAACCTTATTTCCAAATTTAGCCCATACTCTTTCGTGTAAAAAGTATCCAATCATTTCGCAAGCCGTGTATATAATTGCAAACGTTCCAGCGTATTCCCAATGGGCTTCGCCAGTAATAGCCTTTTCAAAAAAATAAACTAAGGTTCCAACAAATCCAATATGAACTGCTGGCCAAGACAAAGACTTATAAATACTTCTCTTGTTTGACTCCATTACAGTGCTACCTTTCCCTTTCCTCCGCCAGAGGATGCTTTCTTTGCAGCAGTATTTGCAGTCTTCTTTGCAGCATCTGGAGATGTTGCCTTGGCTGGTGTTGCTGCTAACTTGTTTAATAGTGGAGCATTTTCTTCACCAGTATAAACTGGACGACCCCAACCAACAACAGCATTAAGTAATTTCTTTTTATTGTTCTTTACATAACCACGAGTCTTCTCAACGCACATGCCTCCGTTACGCTGATCTCCCTTTGCAGTTCCTGAAGTGTTTCCTTCAATAACTTGAATTGTTCCATCACCATTGTTTTTAATGCAAATACCAACATGTGAAATACGATTTACACCATCATCTGGAAAATCAAAATAGATCCAGTCTCCTGGCATTGGGTCATCATTACGAGCATCTGACCATCTGCCCTCTTTCTTAAATTGATCTGATGCTGCTACTGTTGATGCAGACTTTGGGAACTTTGAAACTCCCGCTGACATAGCGCACCAAGAAACAAATGACTGGCACCAAGGTTGGAAATTAACCTTCATCCATGCACCGTACTTTGTTTCGTTATCTTTAGGACCTTCAATGGTTCCTAACTCTTTCTTTGCAACCTCAATGATTGCTTCTAAACTTCCTCTTGTTGCCATTATTCCCCCTTTAGGTACTATATTCTATTATAGCATTATGATGCTTGTGATGTCAATCTGTTATGCGTTCTTATTCTATGGCAATTAGCACAAACAACTTCACATTTTTCAATTTCTTTTTTAATTGCTTTCCATGAAAATCCATCGTGGATCATCCTAGATATATTATATTTTTTATTTTTTATGTGGTCAAAGTCTAAGATTATATGATTGTTAATTCCACAGTCTACACATCCAGAAGCCTCTTTAATTTCTGCAAGCCTCTTCTTTAAAATCTGCTTATTATAATGGTCTAACTCTTTGTCAGTCATTAACATCATTATACCGTTAAATATTAGGCCCCACACAGGCAATTCACCTGACTTGCGCCACGGTCTCTATCCAATGGGTAACTATGCCATCGCTAAGGTCCTGTGTGGGGACACTTATATTGTACTACTTGATTTTGATTGTCTTAGGCTTTTTATCTTCAGGAACAATTCGTACTACGTGAACATGTAGCATGCCATCCTTTAGTTCTGCAGAAGTTACTTCCATGTACTCTCCCAGTGCAAAAGATCTTACGAACTTTCTTCCTGCAATACCCTTGTGTACTACCTCTGCATCTGTTACCTCAACAATTTCACCCTTGATAATCAGTGTTCCATTATCTACTGATACATCAATATCTTCCTTTGAAAAACCAGCAATAGCCAGCGAAATCTGATATGTATCTTCATCTAGTTTAAGAAGATCATACGGAGGATATGACTGTGAGTTTGTTTTATGTGCTGTATTTAAACGGCCTAACTCTCTGTTAAAGCCAATAAAAAAAGGATCGTTAAATAGATCCATAGCGTACTTTGTTACCATGTTATTCCCCTTTCAAGCGAATAAGTTAACGTACCCCCAATCGGCAGGTACTTATATATTATATCAAACTTTTAGTAGCCCTACAGAGAATTGAACTCTGCTCACCAAGATGAAAGCCTGGTATCCTAACCACTAGAAGATAGGGCCTTTGGAGCGAGTGACCAGAATTGAACTGGCACCATCTGCTTGGAAGGCAGAAGCACTACCATTATGCAACACTCGCTTTTGCTGGTCTGGCAGGCATCGATCCTGCGACATCCGAATTAACAGTTCGGCACTCTACCATCTGAGTTACAGACCAAATCCTATTATCCGAAAATACTAACAAGCCTGTTAGTTTTAGTTGATCTTCCTACTGCAGCCTTTGATACTGATACAAAATAATCATAAGTTGATTGATAGGTACCCTTGTAATTTTTAGCCCAGTATGCAGAAAATGCTGCTGTTGCAGCCGAAGTTCCTGAAAATCTTCCAATTTGAGTATTAAACAGACCAAGAAAATAAAAATCTACTTCTGGTGCAACATTTGAGTATGGAGCCATAGCGTTATCTTCTGATGCTCCACCAATTGAAACTGCTTGTGGAATGCATGCTGGAAAATCAATTCTTGAATAGTCACGATTGTTTCCTGCAGAAAAAATTGTAGCAACCCCAACAGCAGATAACTTATCAATGTTTCCAATAAGTTCAGCATGTGTTACACGAATTGGACAATACTTTGGACCAGATCCTAGATTGTGATTTCCTTGTGAAGCAGAAACTGAAACAATGTTGTACTTTTGCTTATTATTAACTACCCAAGTAAGTGCCTTTGTAACTTCATTAATGCTATAAGTATCCATTGTTCCACGCTTAGTTAGTCCTGCAATGCGAACAAATATAATATCTGCATCTGGATTAACTTGGTTGGCAATTAGAGCCATAGTTGTTCCGTGCTCAAACCCACCCTTTAGTGCTTGGGCTGATGGAAGAGTTGCTGCTCCAGGACCTTCTTGGAATCGTTGACCATTTGGACAGAGCATGCTTCCAAGAATACAAACCTCTTGTACTAACTTTGCCTTTAGTTGCGGAATAGATGAATCAATTGCTGTATCAATAATAACAATTGACTTGTTTGGTTCTGCATGTACTGGTTGTAATAGTACTAAACTAAATACCGCTATAATTCCCACTGCTATTTTTTTCATGTTTCTCCTTATTAGTTTTCTTTGATTTTAATTACTACTTGGCAAGGGTCTCCGCCCTCTTCCCATTCTTGTTGCTCTTCTTCATTCATATAGGGATCACCCTCATGAGTATTACAAAACGGTTCAGTTACCCATCCCCGTTCAATTCCGTTTTCAAGCCAAATCTCAAACTCTCTATAGTCGGAGTCTTTGTCTTGCATATTATTTAAAATTTCTTCCCATTCTTCGGACATATTATAAGTATACTCCTAAAGGCTTACTACGTCAACTGGGCCCATGCATGATGGGTTAAATTTAATTGCAGCATTTACTGCTTGAACTACTCTATTCCTTGCATTTTTTTGCTTATCTGTTGCATACAAAACACCATAAGCATACTCTGCTCCTGAGCCCATAGCAAGATATGGAAGTGTGTACTTAGATAAAGACATATCAGCAGAACTGTGCTCATAGATTTGTCCACGAACACAAATAATTAAACCAAGGTCTCCATCTTTAGATGTGTCTACCCAGAACTCATTATAAAATTCTTTTAATTCTTTGACAAACCTTGTCTGCATAAACCTATCTGTGTCTTTAATATTAGGAGCAGATGGTTTAAAGTTATAACGGATTCTTTCTCCGTCCATTGATCCAGCATATCCAATAAGGTATGGACCTATCTTCCAAACCTTTGGTGCTTCAAGTGCTAGGATAGTTCCATCATCTGATGCTCCACGATCTCCAGCCATATAAACTTTATCTTCATGGCGAACAACAGCGATGCAAGTCATGACAAACCCCTCCCAGATTAGGTATATTTAAGTATACCATTGCCCCAGGAGGGGTGTCAAGCAAGGTCTATATTATGACTAATTAGCCTTTTTGTCTACTGATTTAAACGCATCATTGATTTCTGCCAATGTGAGTTTTCCATCGTCCAAAAAAGCCCTAGCCAGTCTTTCTATAACTGTTGCTACGCCTAATAGTCCTGCTAAGAATACAGCCTGCATAGTATCAATTCCTACTACTGCTCCTGCTCCCAAGACTGATAGTCCTGATGCTGCAAATACCGCTAAAATTCTCATAAGAATATTAGTGATTGCTTTTTGTGGGTGTTCTTTTTTTGGGGGTTCTACTACTACCTTTTTAGTTGCCATTATTCATCACCTCTATTTCTAATAGGATATGTAATTGCCCAGGCAATTAATGTACATATAATTGCATAGCCAACTATTGTTTTGGCTGATCCATCTAGAACCACCCAGGCAATAAACATACCTAGCAAAGTCCAAAGT